CTTGTTGGAGGAGAGTTAAAAAATAGGATGAAGATGGAGGGTGTTAATGAGCGACTGGAATGATGAGCATCACTATTCAAAATGGTTTAAAATGCAAATGCTAATAGCCGGCTTGTTAATTGCTTTATGTACTGGTTATATTACGTTTTTGTATTTTGAATATAGAGTAAGTAATGCGTTATGGGAGACTACATTTATATCACCTACTCATTTTTGGAGTCAAGTACCTGATTGGGAGTGGAGACCAATATGGCAAAAGACCTAGAACAAGAACTTGAAAATCTAGAAGAAGGTATCGAGAACTTAAAGCAAAAAGAGTTTAGAATTCTCGGTATCAAAGTAACTTTTATGAGCGTTTCAGCTCTTGTAGCTGTATTAGGTTCCGTGTTAGGAGCACTATATGGTGGTTTCTTAATGTATCAAAAAGTTGAACAAGCAATTGAGTTTGTAGATCAACAACAAGAGTATGAAGAAAAAATTGGTGGTTTTGAGCAGAGAATGCAAATCATTGAGACTAAATTAGAAGAAGCAGTAGATTATACTAGAGATATAAAAGGCGACTTACGTGATGATATTCTATCAATTGAAAAAACTGTAGATAGAGTAGAAGATAAAGTTAGAGAGACTGAAGCAGAAGTACGTCTTATTATTAATAATGCGGAAGAGCGTTTTGAAAATAAACGAGATGCTCTTCAAAATGATTATGATGAAAAAGCAAATAGATTGCAAGAATTAAGTACTAGTAGAATGGATGACCTAGAAGCAAAAGTTGAGCGAGATCTTAAAGCCTTAGATGATAGACTATCTAAGAAGCTCCAAAGATCATTGGACAATCCATTAGCAAATTAAGGTGAGAAAATGATTGATCCAGTAACAGCTATGGCAACAGCTGGTGCTGCATTCAATACGATCAAAAAAGGTTTTGAAATTGGCCGTGATATAGAAAGCATGGCAAGTGATATAGGTCGTTGGATGTCGGCAGTATCAGATATAACCGAAGCTGAAAAACAAGCTCAAAACCCCCCTATCTTTAAAAAATTAGCTTTTAGAGGCTCAGTAGAGCAAGAAGCAATGGAACTGTTCGCTGCAAAAATGAAAATGGAGCAGCAAAGAGATGAGTTAAGACAGTATATTTCTTTTACTATGGGTATTAGCGCCTGGCAACAGCTTATTGCTATGGAAGCTAAAATTAGAAAAGATAGACAAGATACAATATATAAACAAGCAGCAAGAAGAAGAGCATTTGTAGAATGGTCTGCTATTATAGTGTTGATCTCTATCATAGTTGGTGCTATAATATGGTTTGCATGGTTCTTATCAATTAGATGATGCATGTATTTGTCCTAGTGCTGCTTTTAGGTGACCCTGGTAGAGTAGTCAGTCAGGACATGTATTTCTATAGTATAGAACGGTGTAACTATTTTGCATCTCAACTAGCTAAACGTTATGGCAACTACAATTATTCTTACGCTATTCCAAAAGAGCATAAAGCTACAGCATATTGTAAACCAGTCCAATTACAAAAAAATGCTGCTAAGGATATAACCATCTATGACTAATATAGAATATATGTTATCACAAAAAGATATTTTGAAAGCTCGTATTAAAGAAGCAAGAGATCACTGGTGTCTAGAACCAGCGTTCCCTGAAGATGTAGACCTTGAAAGTAAAGTAGTATTTCTCAAATTAGCAATCGAGAAAAAACAGTTGCAATTTAAAAGAGAGTAGCTTATAATAAGGTATATTTTGAGAGGGAGTGAAGTGATGTTTAAGTTCTATATTATGGCAGTTGCAGCGCTAATGAATGCCCAGGCTGCAGAAGATCCTAAATTCTCAATGGAACAAGAAATAGCATGTTTGGCAACTAACATTTATTGGGAAGCACGTAACCAACCTACACCTGGCCAGATAGCTGTAGGTTTAACAACTATGAATAGAGTGGATGATAAACGCTATCCGAATACAGTCTGCCAAGTAATCATGCAAGGTCCTACACGACCATCCTGGAAGAATCCAGAGGTGCTTATACCTATACGGCATAAGTGCCAGTTCTCCTGGTTTTGTGATGGAAAAAGTGATGAAATTCCTCCACAAGATGAAGAATTGTACGAACTTTTACTTGCAATGTCCTTCAAACTATACCATTATAAGTTTCAAGACTTTACTGATGGTGCTACTCATTATCATGCTGATTATGTTTTCCCTGAGTGGCGATTTACGAAAACAAGAACAATTGAAATAGAAGATCATATCTTCTACAGATGGGAAAAGTAATGCAAATACGATCCGTTAAGACTACATCTCAATTCTCGAAAGATATTGAAGAGATAGTTAAAGAAAAACGATGTGAATATCTAGATGCTATTCTACTATACATAGACAATAACAGTCTTGAAGTAGAGACAGTAGCATCACTAGTGAAAAATAGTTCTGTTATAAAAGCTAAACTAGCTGCAGAATGTGCTGATTTAAGATTGATTAAAGGTGGAGCAACAGCTAAGTTACCGATATGAGGACAGCGCTAAGAATGGAACCTTTTGAAGTATATCAGAAGTATATTGCTCTGAAGAATCATTTTACTTCAGCAAAGTATGATTACTTCAAATATAATGGTAAGATTAAATTAAGTCGCGATGCTTTTGAAAAAAGACGTGACAAATATTTCTTTTACAAATTTTAAAACTAAAGGACGTAGAGAAACTCTTGCTAGCCAATATGGTTGACGGTGATGTGAACTTTTGGGTAGGTGATATTAAAGAAAGCTCTCCTGAAGAAATCTACAGACAATGGTTAAAACGCCAGCAGAGCCTTCTCTACACTTTTACTGAAGATCTAGGAAAACTCAAAGACAACTTCGATGAGAATATCCTAGTACCTGAGTATGGCCATCCACATTTAATGAGGCTATACTTAAGAGGTGATATCTGTATTGAAACAGTTATCATCTTAAACATGCTGACTCAGTTCTTCAAGTATTGGGATAAACAGTTAAAAGATGATACATTATGGCCAGATATTAAGAACAAAATGCTTAAGTATCAGCCGTTCTTATCTATTGAACCTGCCCGATACAAGAAAAAAGTAGTTGAACATTTCAGCTAAATATACTATATTATGTAATAAGTGGATACGAAGATATACAACGTAATACAACGCTATACAAGGAGAAATGATTATGGCGACATCTTTCGCAGACCTTAAACAGTCTCGTCAGTCCAATCTGGACAAACTTACGCAAGAACTTAATAAGCTTGCAAATCCTCAACAACAAGGCGGCTCATCTGATGATCGCTTCTGGAAACCAGAAGTAGATAAATCAGGTAATGGCTATGCCGTTATTCGATTCCTTCCTGCACCGCAAGGTGAAGATGTACCATTCGTACGTGTATGGGATCATGGCTTTAAAGGCCCTCAAGGTCAATGGTATATTGAGAGATCTCTTACTACTATTGGTCAGAAAGACCCTGTATCTGAGTATAATACTATGCTCTGGAATTCAGGGGTAGAAGCTAATAAGCAGCAAGTACGTGAACAAAAGCGTCGCTTGTCTTTCTATTCTAATATCTACGTCGTAAAAGACCCAGCTCATCCTGAAAATGAAGGAAAGGTATTCCTTTATCGTTATGGTAAAAAGATCTTTGATAAACTCAATGATCTTATGAATCCTCAGTTCGAAGATGAGAAGCCGATCAATCCATTTGATTTCTGGGAAGGTGCTAACTTTAAGCTAAAGATTCGTAACGTAGAAGGCTATCGTAACTATGATAAGTCAGAGTTCGAAACTCCTGCACCTCTTCTAGATGATGATAGTGCGTTAGAGAGCATGTGGGCAAAGCAGTATGGTTTGAATGAGTTCGTAGACCCTGCTAACTTTAAGTCATATGATGAACTAAAGTTAAAACTCTATTCAGTACTTGCATTAGATGGTGCTGCGAGTGTAGTTAATAATACTGCACAAGCGTATGAAGATGCTCCTTCAATGCCAACTAGAGAACAACCTCAAATGCAAGAGACTAC